CTATCGCAGCCGAGTTCTCTGACGCTGGCACAAACATTCCCTACACGGCACTACAAGTTATTTACGGGCAAGAGTTTCTCTACAACCGTATTCAAGCAACAATTCAAGGTGGAACGGTTCAGATCGCTAACGATGCTGCTTCACAAGCAGAGTTCGGAATAACTACTTATGCGCTACCCGATTTGTTGCTTGAATCAGACAGCGAAGCATTAACTTTGGCGAACTATTTGGTGGCTCTATATGCTAATCCGCAGTATCGTTTTGACGATCTAGGGCTTGTTACTTCGGCTATGTCAGCACCGAACCGTGACGCTATTAACGCTCTTGAACTTCAAGATGTTGTTACCGTAACCCGAACCTACACGACTGGTTCGCCTCTTTCTGTTACCGAGTTTTATGCGGTTGAACGGCTTACTCATTTGATTACGGCTGGTGAGCATCGGGTTACTGTCGGCTTGTTTAACACCGAGATTTTGTATCAACTCGTGCTTGATGACGAAGTTTTCGGTGTATTAGATAGCACGAACGCATTGGCGTAGGTTACACTAGGCGACTATGGCAAATACGCAGACTAAAGTTCCGTTGTTCGCAGCAGCAGAGGTTTTGACCGCAGCGAATATGAACATCAGCGCAGGCACAGGAATCCCTGTGTTTGCCACAACTACTACTCGTGACGCAGCGTTTGGTGGTGCTGGCGAAAAACTTTTGGCTGAAGGACAATTCGCTTATGTAGAAGCCGATGACACACTATATTTTTATGACGGTAGTGTATGGGCAGAAGTCGGTGGTGGCGTTGCGAGCGATTCCGATCAATTAATTTTAAGTTCACAGATATTCGGATAGTAAAGGAAAACAATGGCAACATTCAGCAAGATTGCTTTATCGGGTAGCACAGATGGGCGAATGATTAAGGTCGCTGCTACTGCTACTGCTGGCACAACAATTCATACTGGTTCAACAACAACTACGACTTTTGATGAGGTTTGGTTGTATGCGGTTAATAGTTCTGCGTCATCGGTAAAATTGACGATTGAATATGGTGGCGTGACTTCGCCTGATGATTTGATTGAGTTTACTGTTCAACCTGAATCAGGTTTATATTTAATAGTTCCAGGTTTGGTGATCAAAGGCAACGCAACAGCGTTAATAGTTCGTGCGTTTGCTGGCACAGCGAATGTTATTAACATTGCAGGTTATGTAAACCGAATAACGGCTTAAGGTTTAGCAAATGTCTAGATACGGTCAGCGCACACGACCAAGTTCTGCGGTTTCGGAATGGTTGGGAATAAAGTTTGGTATTTCAGGTGGACAAGAAACCGTAACTGTCGGTGGTTATAAGTATATTGTTTTTACTTCGTCTGGAACTTTGAATGTAACTGGTAGTGGTCAGATAGATGTTATGTGTTGTGGCGGTGGCGGTGGCGGTGGTGGTTCGTTCGCTGGCGGTGGCGGTGGCGGTGGTGAACTTGATTTGTTTGCATCGTTTATAGTTTCTTCAAATCAGACCGTTATTATCGGTGCTGGTGGCACTGCTGGTGGCAGTGGTGTTCAAGGCAATAATGGTGGCACTTCAAGTTTTGGAAGTTCAGTAAGTTCACTTGGTGGCGGTGGTGGTGGCTCTGGCACTAATGGAAGCGCAGGCGGTAGCGGTGGTGGTGGTGGCTCAAATCAAACTGGTGGTGCTGCTTCTGGTTCAAACACATTTGCTGGTAGCGCAGGATTTCAAGATGGTAGAAGGGCTGGAACAGGTGGTGGCGCAACTGCGGCTGGCACGACAAGCGGTGGCGGTCAGGGCTACACGCTTTCAAACATAGATAGTAATTTAACTGCTGGAAACTTTCCAACGAGTCTTACAGGAATGACTGTTATTTGTTCTGGTGGTGGCGGTGGTGCTTACTCAACTTCAGGGCAAGCAAAAACCAATGGTGGAACAGGTGCAGGCAACGGAACAAATAGCAGCATCGCTGCTTCAGCATCAACTTCTTACGGTTCGGGTGGTGGCGGTGGCGGTGCTGATTTTAATGCTGCTCAGGGTCCTGGCAGTGCAGGCTATCAAGGTATTGTAATTATAAGGCAGGTAGTGTGAGCATTTACGCAGAACTAAATACCGAAAACATAGTTGTTAATGTGATTGTTGCTGACGCTGATTTTATTGCTACACAAACCAATAAAACTTATGTTGAATGTGATGAAACAAATGAAGCAGGAATTGGTTACACCTATGACCCTGTTACTGACGAGTTTGTTGCACCTGTAGTTGAAGAACCTGCCGAGCCTTAAAGTGTGGGTCGCAATCTAACAAGGTGGCTTATACCGCTACCAGCAATCCTGTTCTCGTTCTTCCCCGATCAAGTAAGCGCAGAAGCAACCTATACAACTTGGACTTGCACTACGGATAGTGGTTCTTGGCAGATGCAACAACCTGAAGCCGATTATCTTGCTGGACTATACCCAACTTGGGCTGACTGCCTTAACTGGCAGAACGGCGCACCACCTGAACCTTACACTTGGTCATACGGTGCTTCAGTAACCACCACGACTTCATCTACAACCACCACCACAACTTCAACAACGACCATCTCAACTTCAACAAGCACCACTTCCACAACAACCACTTCCACGACAACTTTGCCCGAAACAACAACCAGCGCATCTACGACAACCCTTCCCACATCAACGACCACAACCAGCGAGCCAATTCAGACAAGCACAACCACATCAGTTCCAGATACCACGACAACCCTTGCCACCACAACGACCACAACGACTCAACCAGTTTCAACACCGACACAAACAACCTCTACAACCGATCAGCCCGTTGCTGTTCCCAATACTTCCGCACCTGCTTCCGAGCCTCTACCTGAGCAACAAGACGAGACCACGACAACAGAAACCACATCAGAAACCACAGACCCCACGACCAGCCTGCCAGATACCACACAAGAGCCGATAGAAGTAGAAACATCGGTTCAGACTACCTTGCTTAAGCCTGTTGATACGACTACAACCAGTCAGCCTGTCTCAGAAAGCACAGAATCAACGCTGACAAACGAAACAGAAACGACCCTACCTTTACCTCAGATTGACAATTCTGAAGCGTCTAATGCGATTCTAGAGCCTGTTATTTCTATAGAAACCAATAAAACAGGCGAAATCAGCGAAGAAGTGTTTGAACGCATACTTGATGAGATCGCTGAAGCCGAACTTGAAAAAGTGGTGGCAATAATTGAGGCGATTTTGGCAACGGACATTACGCAGTCACAAGCGGTTGAACTTATAGTGTCGCCTGTAGTGCTTGAAGCGATAACAGAAGAACAAGCAGAGCAGATCTTTGAATCTATTGTGCCTGAAGAATTAACAATAGAGGAGGCTGCACAGATGAGTGAAGTATTAAGTGAAGCACCAAGCAAGGTGAAGAAAACTTTTGAGAAAGTTATAGATATTTTCGGTTCACAGTTTGAGAATTATGTGCCGAATGGTTCTAATATCCCTGTTTCGCAGCGCAGAAGTCTTGTCGCCATCGGCGGTCTTTTGACTATGCTTCCAATGCCGACTACAAGGATTAGACAATGAAAAAGATTAAAGATTATTTTGTAGATAACACTTGGACTTGGGTTGGCACAGGGCTTGTTTTGATTACGCTTTCTGGCACAACTTTTCGTCAGGCTTTACTGCTCACAGGCATCGGCATTGTTATACACTCGGTTCTCACACTTGGTTCAAAGGAATGATCTATGAAAAAGGCACAAGACATCGCACAAAGATTGATCGCATTATTTATGGCGAACGCACTAGCGATAATTACAGGTTCAGCAATCGTTGGCGGTATTCCCGTTTGGAAAGCGGCAGCCCTTGCAGGCTTCACGGCTGTCGCTCAAGTTGCGGAACGACTTGCAAAAGCATCGGTTGATGGCAACCTGACTGCCCAAGAGATATCTGATGCGTTCGGTGGCAACGGCAAGAAGGTTGTGAAGAAGCGAGCAGCAAAATGAAACGCCCATACACGGGCAACAAAGACGGACTCGCAGCAGGTGAGCGTAAAGGTTTAAGAGTTTTCATTAACCAGTTGTGCGCTTTGTATCCTGCGCTTTGGAATAACGGCAGTTATGTGAATCGCCCGATGCGAGGCAAAAAAGATTTAAGTGTTCACGCAACAGGTCGTGCAGTTGATTTGTCTTACCGTTTTATGGCGAAAGAGAAGCGTGGCATACCTGAAGGCGGAAGAAAACAAGCGATGGAAGCAATGAACTTTCTTGTGAAGAACGCTGACGCTTTCGGACTTGAAGCCATCTTGGATTACTTCCCGATGCCACACGGCAGAGGTTGGCGATGCGATCGCAGTTCGTGGACTATCTACAACAAGAAAACTATTTCAGGTGCGCCTATGGGTGATTGGTTTCACGCCGAGATTTCGCCAGCGATGGCTGATAACCCTGATGCGATGCGTGAAGCATTCGCTCAAGCAGTAAAGCCTGTCGCATAATGTCTGACGCTTTCGCTACCATTGTTGTTGCGCTGATCAGCACGATTGGCGTAATCATTGTCGGGTTAATGCAGTTGTTTAAGAAGGAGGCAAGGGAAGCAGCGATTGAGAACCGTCAAGATCACGCCATTGTTCAACAGCAGTTGCGAATGATATTCAAGACGGTGAACAGGGTAGATGACAAATTAGAAAAACATTTAGACCAACACGCAGAAGGAACAACTAATGGGAAAACTGCTAGAAGAAATTAAACAAACACCAATTCGCACAGGCAAACCGCCACGCAAAATTGATTTAGTTCTAGAAAAGTTAAACAAACAAGACCGAGCCGATCTGCTTGAAGCAATAAACGATCACAGCATTTCACCTTCGGTTATTTCACGGGTGTTATGCAACAAAGGGTTTCAGATAACACGAGGTGCAGTGCAACGCTACAGAGGCTTGTATGAGTCTTAAAGACGAGATAGGTAACGAGGCTGCTGTTGAAACTGATTTGATTCGTTTACGCAGGCAGCGAGATAGTTTCGCTAATCAGAACGCACGGCTGACCGAGCAACTAGAGCAGGTTGAGAAATGTTTGGCGATTGTTGAACACGCTGAAGGTGTAAGTATTTCGCCTCCGTCTTGGCTTGCGCCAACGAAACCTAAACGCTCGGCAGCAACATTGGTTGTGATGTTGAGCGATACACACTTTGACGAAGTAGTGAACTTGCACGAGATGGAAGGTTTGAATTGTTATAACCGTGAGATCGCTGTTATGCGTTTAGAGAAGTGGGCGCAGAATGTTGTGAAACTTTCTAGACATTATCTGTCGGGTGTTTCTTATGACGGTGTTGTAGTGATTCTTGGTGGCGACATTTTCACTGGCGACATTCACGAGGAACTTGCTTTGACTAACGAGGACACAATGATTGGTTCGTTGCTGTTCTGGTCTGAACAGGTTGCTGCTGCGATACAACTATTGACTGACGAGTTCAAAAAATGTTATGTCGTTAGCGTGGTCGGTAATCACGGGCGAATGACTCGCAAGCCCCGTATGAAGCAACGGGTGAAAACAAACTTTGATTATCTGTTAGCGAAAATGATTGAACGACATTTCAGACTAGACAAACGAGTGTCGTTTGATATTCCTGAGTCTGCTGATGCACTCATCAAGATTTATGATCACGGGCATTTGATTACTCACGGCGATCAAGTATCTGGTGGCGGTGGCATCGGCGGTATCTATCCTCCGATTATGCGTATGCGAGCAAGAAAGCAAGCACGATATTTGGCTACAGGTAAATCGTTTCAAACTTTGTGGCTTGGTCATTGGCATCAATATATTTCTACGCCGTCAATGATTGTGAACGGCAGCCTAAAAGGTTTTGATGAGTATGCGATGTTGATGGGTTTCGGTCACGAACAACCACAGCAAGCGTTGGCGATTGTTACGCCTGAAAGAAACATCACGATTCAAGCACCTGTGTTTTGTTTAGATCGTAAGAAGGAAGGCTGGTGAAATATGGGAACTGTTGTGCTGGTTGTTTGGCACGATGCCCATTCGGTTGCCGATACTTGGATTGATGTTGCTGATATTGATGTTGAGCCTGCTGTGGTTGAGAGTGTCGGTTTCTTGTTGCCTGATGCGAAACCAAAACATATTGTGTTGGCGCAGAGTTTGACGGGTGATGAGTGCGACCATATTTTGGCTGTGCCTGTAGAAATGGTCAGGTCTATGAAAGTTTTGTGTGCTAATGCAATTGGTGGGCGTAATCAAGTAATCTGAAAAGTTGTGCGAGGCGTTCTCCTTCTCCGCCTGCGCATACGAGTTGAGTTGCCTCAGCAGAAATGTTGGGGCAACTCCTCGTTTTTTTGGAAAAGTTTTGTGAACGAAAAAATGCGTGAAAATTTTTTTTAAATTTTTTTTGACCTTTATTTTGCTTGAGCAATTTTGTCGTTTTTGATGTTTTTGGATTTGACAAAGTTTTTTATCTGATAGAATGTGTATATCAAGTTCAAGAGGAGGACTAGATGGAAACGCAAAAAGCGATTCAAGAAGTTAGTCAAGCAATACAAGAGTTCGGTGTTCCGTGTTGGGTGGCTCATATTAGTTATCCAATTCGTAGCGCAGTTCCGAAAGAAGTGAAAAGAGAATTGTTAGCCAAAGCAAAAGTTTCGCAAGGTTGGTCAAAACAATTTGATGGACAACTGATCTTTGGAAGAACACGAACTGATGACCGAGAAAACATTTTGGAATGGGCGAAAGAAAATGTTTTTCAGATGGTGACAGTTAAGCAAGTTGCAGAGGCTTGTGATGTTGCTGAGAGTTGTGCAAGACGCACGATGAATCTTCGCCCAGATGTGTTCAAGAAGTTCGGTAAAGAATATGAGATCCGAGATGCAGACGCAGATCGGAAAGCACAAAAGAAATAATCAATCAAAGTTCAAGAGGAGGACTTATGACTAGACAAGCAAGATGGATATGCCCGATTTGTGATAACGGGTTGTTAGCACCAACGAGACCAAGAAAGAATGATGTTAGGAGATATTGTTTGCCTTGCTCAGCGAAGTCTGGCAAGTTGGTTGATCGTGTTGCGCCTTCGTTAGATAGACAACGAGAGAAGCGCACGGCGATAGTGCAACAGAAACAGAAAGCAAAGCGTGTGCGTATCGCAAAGAAGTTGCAGCCAAAGAAACAACAGCAGCGTGTTGATGAGATACGAGCGAAGATGATTCATAAAGAAGCGCAACGCATTTGGGCTTTGATGCAGCCATATCATAAAGGCAAGCGACTTCCACATATTGTTATTGCGAGAGGGCAGAATCGTGGCAGACAATATGGTTATGCTCAATCAACTTGGAACAACATTCAAGTCAATGTTGATCGTGACCAATCAGTTAGCAGAAGTAAACGAGTGTGGGAAGTATTAGCGCACGAACTTTGTCACTGTGCAGTTCCACCGATAATCAGGAACGGTGCAAGAGATGTTCACTCACGAGAGTTCTATCATTGTCTGCGAGATGTTTGGCAGAGGCGTTGGGGTTGTCAGATCTCATTTGCCAAAGTCAGCACTTGGGGTTATTCGGTTGATTACATCATTCAAGCGCAGGCTGAAAACGATATTAAATGGGTGCTTCCGAATGTAAAGAAAATTGAGGAAGTCGGGAAAGTCTTATAAAATAACGCTTAAATGAGTTATGTGGTCGTGTTGAGTTGTGTATATAATTGACTTATCAAGTTCAAGAGGAGGACTTATGAAATTAAAGATAGAAAAGAAGATAGACCCAAAAACTGGCAAGTGGCAGCGATACTACAGAATAGGTAAGTGTGTCATCTGCTATAAAACAAAAGTTGAAGTGTCTCGCAACTTTCAAACAAGTTGGTGTTGCGCTTCTTGCAGAGCAGAGATGAAAGTCAATGGTCGCAAGCGAGCAACAGAAGCCAACTTGTTCGGAAGATAATCAAACAAAAACAAAGTTCAAGAGGAGGACTTATGGCATTTAAGAAATTAGAACCCGTATTTGATTGGAGTGGCAAACGCCGTTTGACTGCTGACGCAGGCAGAAAAATAGGCGAGGAAAAACCAGTGTTCAAATGCAAATGTGGCGGTTATGTAGTTCGGGTTAAGAGCGCAAAGACGGGCAAAAATTATTCGGCAAATTGTTATCGCTACCACAATTTAACTGGGACTGATTTTATAAGTTATTGGTATGCGGCTCACTCGCCTCACTATAAGACTTGCAAAGAACAAACGAAGATGCGTGATCAAATGACGGAGGGCAAATGAAAACTAAAATAAGTTGTCGTTGTCAAGTTTGCGGTGAACAATTCAAAAACAACACCGATCATATGTTGCACTATATGAGAACACACGATGACGGTTATAAAGAGCGACATCACCGCCGTAAGCGTGTTCATTGTCGTCAATGTTTGGTTGAGTTATTGACTGATGTTTTTGAATGCGATACTTGTGGTTGGAAACTGTAAAAATAGGAGGAACAATGATCAGAAATAAAGCGATTGAAATTGGTGATTATTTTTTGATCACTATGAAAGATGATAGAGAGTATGAAGGAACTATTATTCAGATGAATGAAACAATGATAACTATTGAGAGATGGAACGAAGTTAAAGATCGGGTTGATGAAACTGATGTTTTGATTAGCGACATTTTGAAATTAGAGGGTTTTAATGATTCGCAAACAACCGTGTAACACCCTTTTGTAACGATCAAATCAACATAAACAAGACAAGAGAGAAGGATAAAAATGGAACGAATACTGAAACCGAAACACGGAAGCAAAGAATGGCTACTGACTAGATGGAGAGATGATGAAGGTAGATGCGTGTTCGGGGCTTCTGATATCCCTGCGCTGATGAACGCTTCGCCTTATAAGACGAGAGCAGAGTTGTTCGCAGACAAACTTAACGAGCCTCAAGAGCAAGCAGAGTCAGCGATATTTCGGCGTGGCAATCTACTTGAGAAGCCGTTGCTTGAAGCAGCATCAGATGAATTAGGTATGTCGTTTTTTACGCCTGAATGGATTTATCGGAGTAACAGATTGTCTGTTTCGCTTGACGGTGTAGATCATTGGCAGTCGCCGAGCGTTGTGGTTGAAGCGAAAACAACTACTCGTTATTCAATTCACGATTCTTCAGATCTTCCTGCTGAATGGCTGTGGCAGGGTTGGGCGCAACAAGCAGTTCTTAAATGCCCTGTTTGGTTCAGTGTTCTTGATCGTGATTTGCGTATCAGTATTGTGGAGTTGCCTGAGAACACAGCAGCAATTGATAGTTTGCGTTTAGAAAGCGAAGTGTTTGGCGAGTGGGTTGATACAAATAGCGCACCTTTAGATGAGATCAACAACTTTTCTGCTGATGATATTGCACGAATCTTTCAGGTAGCACCGACAACAATTGATTTGCCAAACGAGGCAGGCGAATGGGTGCTTCAGTTAGAAGAAGCACGAGCGTTAGCGAAGCAAGCAGCAGAGCAGGAGGCAAGAGCGAAAGATGAATTAGCACGAATGTTGTTAGGTAACGAGATCGGTTTGTTGCACGGGCAACGGGTCGTTTCGTGGAAACAGCAAGATGGTAAGACTTCGTTAGATACAAAAGCGTTGCGTGAAGCACACCCAGAGTTAGTTAAGCAATATGAAAAACAAGGTAATCCATATCGTGTGATGAGAACACACAGAGAGAAGGCAAAGAAATGAGTAATGAAACAGAAGCAGTAATGTTGAAAGCGGTGCTGGAACAATATGCCACTCCAGATCCGAAGATCGTAGGAACGATTCCACGCAACGGAATTAATCTTGCGTATGTAAGCCACGCAGAGATCACTCGCATATTGATTGAGATTGACCCGATGTGGAACTGGCAACCTGTCGCTTGGGTAGATGGCAGACCAGCAATACACGAAGCAAACGGTATGGCAACTATGTGGGCAACGCTTACATTGTTAGGTAAGTCGCTTGTCGGTGTCGGTTCGGTAAGGGCAGATAAACCCGATCTTGATAAAGAACTTGTTGGTGACTTCTTGCGAAACGCAGCGATGCGCTTCGGCATCTGCTTGTCGCTCTGGTCTAAACAAGATTGGGAAGCACCACGCAACAATGTTAGCAGTGTTTATACCAGTTACCCAATGAGTCAAGTTGAGGCTGAAAAGAGCAAACAAGCGCACCCAGCAAATGTTCAACCAAAAAACACGCTTTCAGATGCGTTGAGTGACGAGCAAATAGAACAGGCGTTCTCTACACCGCAGAAATCTACGGCGAAGATCGGCAGCCTGATATCAGACAAGCAGAAAGGTTTAGTGTCATCATTAGCGAAAGAAGTTGCTGATGGAGATATTAGTGCGATTTTGAAGCAACTATTTGACAAAACGAATCTAAACACGCTTACAACTAAAGAGGGTTCCGACCTAATCAAACATTTGATGGGTATGCGTCAGAAGAAAACCAATGAAGAACCCTTCTGAAGAATTACAGATGGCGTATGAGTTCGCTATCGGTGTCGTCATTGATTGCGCTCGCAGAGTCGTAGTCTTTGACGGCACAGATAGACAGTCGCTTGATGATCTGCGTGAAGCGATCTTTAAGTTCGGTGAGATAAACGATTTGATTGCGAGGTTTTTTAGTGAGTCGTGAACATTGGTCTGAGAGTGCAGCGTGTCGTGGTAAGAAGGCAACCATATTCTTTCCTGATCACAGAACTCTGAATGAGCATCGTTACGATGAAGCGTTAGCGATCTGCGCTAATTGTTCGGTGCGTCAGGAATGTTTAGATATGGTTATTGTGTTAGAGGATACTGATGATCGTTGGGGTGTTTTTGGTGGTATGACACCGCCTCAGCGAGCGAAGTTGCGTAGAGAGTTAAAGGAGATGGTGAAATGAACGCAAAACTTTGTGCCTGTTTAGTTAAGCGTGTTCTTCCACGAAAGCCTTTTTGTGGTGAGAAGATAGATGACGCTGATGAGGATTGAGGAACGCAAAGGCGATTGTCAAGGCAATCAAGATAAATGCAAACTACCTGACTGCCCTAAGTTCGGCACTCTTGGTAGACCATCACGAGACGGCAGCAGGCGTGTAAAAGGTTGCGCTGACCCGACAGCACGAGGCAAACGATCACGCACCAAAGGACTCAATAAACAGCGTGTCGCTCGTAAGCGTCTTGGTGTTGCGCCTTCACATAAGTTCGGTGATGGCAACGAGGAACGCTGGCAAGATGTTCTGTTCGCTAACGAGGTTAAAGCAGGCAAGCAGATTGGGGCTGCTGTTACGGCGTGGCTTCGTATAGAGGCTCAGGTGCGTTCTAACGAGGCTGATTTTGGTTCTAGGCGTAAACCTACACGGGCGATTTTAATGCCTGACGATTGGGGCAGTGAAGGGCTTGTGATGGTCAGGCTTAGCACTTGGGAGGAATTGGTGCGCCCTGCAATGCACGAATACTACGAAGGCGGACAATAGTGACTTTTGATTATGTAACAGCATTTAAGCAAGGTGGTTACTGGTCAAAATATGTTGCCGATATTTTACAAAGTAAAGGCATCAGATGTTATGCGCCAGATATTCAGATCGCTACAACGACTGCTGAACGAGAACATATGACCAAACACGAGCAGGACATTGTTTTTGATTGGAACTATAAGCCGTTAGAAGTTAAATCATCTAGTAGGGATTTTACTAGTGATTACTTGAATTATCCTTATCAAAGTTTGTTTGTAGATACGGTTTCTAGTTTTGACAACAAAATAGTTGAACCTTTGGCTTATGTATTTGTGTCGCAGAAAACAGGAGGTTTAGTTTGTCTTTCACCTAAGTCAAAGAGTCATTGGCGTAAAGTTCAAGCGTTTGATAAGCAGCGACAAATTAACGAACTTTTTTACAGTGCCTCTAAGGATTTACTGATTTCATTTGATGATCTTGTAGCACATTTACTTAAGCGTCAGAAAGCAGTAGATGGTGTTTAGAGACGCTAAACACTCGCAAAATAAAGTATTCGTAGGAATTGATATTTTACGGGCTATATTCAGAGACTTGAAAGAGGAGGCAAAATGACACCAGCACAAATAGAAGGCTTTATTGATCGCATTTGCGGTCTTTATCCTGCTACAACTATCGCTTTAAAGAAAGTTAAAGATGCGTGGACAGCAGACGATTTTTTGTTGTATCAAAGTGTTGAAGATGCAAGAAAAATTGTTCCACAAATAATGGATCATTACGAAAAGTTCCCGACTTTAAAACAAGTTCATTACGAGTTTCGTTTGTTGCGCAAACCAGCAGTTGAAAGAACTGTTGTCGTTTGTGAGATTTGTGACGGCAACGGTTGGGATAACGGGAAGCGTTGGAACTTCAACACTAAAGAATTGATTTGTGAAGGCTTTACTAAAACTGTTATGGAACGCACATACACATATGTTGTGCCTTGTAAATGTCGGGAGTTCGCATCAGCGTAATTGAATAACAAACGAAAACGAGAAGAATACTCACGCAGACCTAAACCATTCGCACGGTAGTTGGTGACACTCGGTAACGAGGGTTGATCACGCTGTAAGCAATTATGGTGTGAGGCGAATGATTTGTTTGGGAATCGCAGTGAAGGCAGAGCGATAGGGGGGTTTCATAATCTGTTTATTCCACTGAGAGTCAAGTTTTTCTCTCTCTTTTAAATAAAAATTAGAGAGAGCAACCGACTCAAACAATGCTAAGGTTGAGACACACGCCGACTGAGGCGAACGATGAGCGAACACGCCACGACCTGTCAAGGACAGAAAAAAGAAAACTAGAAACCTATAACCAAGTTCAGAAGGAGGACACGGTGAATGGAGTTAATGTGAAAAAGATTGTTGTTTTATTTGTTACAAGTTGTATTGGGTGGATTGGTGTTGCTGACGCTGCAGAAGCACCCAAGAAAGTTGATCGCTTACAGATGAAACAACACCCGTTTGATTTTGTTCCAGAAACAAAGCGAAGTGTTCCTGTTTGGGCAAAATGCCCTGAATTGTGGGGTAAATTGCGTGACGCTGGCTGGCTTGAAAAAGATGTCATCAAAGCAGATGAAGTTGTTTGGCGTGAATCTCGTTGCATTTCTACAGCACACAACAAGAATGACCCGAACATTGTTCAGGGCGTAAAAGGTTCTTTAGGTCTTTTTCAAATCAATTTGTTTTGGATTCAACGCACTACTTATTATCCGAAAGGGTATTTGCAAACTGTTTTAAATCGTGAGTTGATTCCAGCAGATTTGTTTGATGTTGATATCACGATTGCTTCAGCGCAAGCGTTAATTGTTTATGATCGTGCGAAAGGTAGATGCGGTTGGAGTGCTTGGATTTCGTGTTAATTTTGAGACTTTTTTAAAAAATCTTTTAAAATGCTTATAAAATAAGCGTTTCCCGACTTCAAATGATTTGCAACCGTGCAATGCTGCTATTAGTTTGATATTTAACAAGTTCAAGAGGAGGACTTAGAAATGGCAAGATACATTGTAAAGAAAGAAATTGAAGAAGCACCTTGTGAGCACCCCGAATGTGAACGATTCCATCAACGCTTTATGGAAATGGGTCATAATGATGTTCGTTTTCATATGACGAAAAAAACTTGGTGGCTAGTAATTGATACAGAAACTGACAGTCAGGTTTATAACGCTGATCTTAAAAAATATTGCGTGTGGGAAGCCAATAAATTAAACCGACAATTCAACGAAAGATTAGAAAAAGAAAAATTAGAAAAACAAGAAGAAAAATAGTTCAAGAGGAGGACTTAGAAATGACTAAGAAAGATTACCAACTAATTGCAGAAGCAATTAAACAAATAAACGAGAGTATTCATTACTCAAAAAACACAAAAATTGATAGCAGACTAGTTACAACAGTCTTAGATCATTTGGTCTATGAAACATTAGGGCAGGCACTCAAAAAAGATAATCCTAATTTCAACTATGTAAAGTTTTATGAGGCTTGCGGATTAGAAAACTAGACCGAAACCCCGAAAGGGGTCTAGCGATTACTTCGCTACTGATGAGGTCAGAAAATCTCAAAGTTCAAGAGGAGGACTTAGAAATGGAAACACTTAAAACAAATATCCTGAATCTGCTTTCAGGAGAACACGAAGATACTTACAGTCTTGCGAGAGAAGTTCTTGCAGGAATTGAAAGCGAAAACGAAACGCCAGAAGGCAGAACTGCTTATTCAATGTTCAATGCGATCATCAGATTCGCAGACAGCCGAACAGACATTGATAAAGCATTGATGCAACTAATTCGCACAGCCAAATCAGAGCAAGCAAGACTTCAGAACGGCGCAAGACTTGATCTCGGTTGGATAAATCCGAGTCGCTTTGAAGAAATCGTGCAAGAGTCAAAAAGATTGGAACACGAGATCAACACTCTCGCTTACTTGGCTGGTCTTACTGGAGAGCAAAGATCAGAACTTTTCTACAAGATTCAAGAATTGACCGTTTACAGCAAATAGTCAGATCGGGTGGCTGGCAGGCTTTCAGGTTCAAGCCCTGAACACCCACAAGGCGAAAGCCGAAAAACAAAACAACAACAGAGGAGGAAGAAATGAAATTGTTAGCAACAAAAGAGTTCAACAAAGTGTTTTACGCTTGCTATAACGGCAAGGCTGTAAAACACCGAATGAAAGTCAGAGCCGAGTTAGTTCACCTAGACGGAAATAAAAAACCATACTTCAGCATTACAGGCGAAGTTGAGCGCAAAGCAGGGAATAATCGTTGGGTATTTGAATCAGGAGGCGCAATACACGATCAGATCGCAGAGCAGATGCCAGAACTAAAACCGCTTCTGTTAATTCATCTCGCTGACGACAACGGTATACCAATTTACGCTTATGAGAACGCAGGCTATTGGGCAGGGCAAACCAAATATCAGCAACTAGATCTCGCTTCGCTTGCAAAGCATCTTAGAGTAAGCCAGCCAACTATTCTACAAATGCTGGGCTACATAGAGCATTGCTGGGGAAAGTTAGACACGATTACTACACCAGCAATGGCTTGGAAAGACGCTTGTGAACACTACGAATTACTTGAACAATGGCAAGCAGAAGCAGACGAAGCCCGTAAGATGTTAAATCAAATATCACAATCAGAGGAGGCAAAATGAAAATCACTAAACATTCACTAGATCACATAGAACTGATCTCAAGCGGAGACACCGCACTATTTGAAATCAGGCTTGTAGTAGCAATGCAAGACTGGTCAGATGACGAAGCAGACGCAGGCTTTGACGAAACAGGTGCGCTGAGTTGGCTAATGAACCTCTTAAGCCTCGCAGCAGCAGGCGAAGATATCCAAACAGGCGCACAAGAGTTCTTGAAATCAATGATGACACTCAACGAAGAAAGAGTGCATCTTTGCAAAGTAGAGAAAATCAACTACAACATTGACGAAATAGGAGAAGTTAAATGAGACCACAACAATCGTTATTCTTTTCACTCACAGGCATCGGGCTACTTCTGTTGATGATGGTTTTGCCATCTGAAACCAAATCAACTTCAGCAGGCTGGGTTGGCTACGGCATAATCATCGGGCTACTGCTCAGCGTGGCTTTAAGAGCCTTTAGCACTCTGTCTTATGAGCGCAGTTACAAACGACCACGAAGGACATATACGAATCGCAGCCGATAGGCTTAAAGTGTTCTCGTGTCAGCCAATCATCGCTTTTATCCCCTCTTGAGCGGTGGCTTGTTCCCTAATAGGGTTGGCTGGCACGAGAACTTATTTTTATTTGAGAGAGAAAGCGAAGCGAGTTATGACCTTAAAAGATTTACAGAATGCGGTAACATTTCTTAGAAGGCTAAGTGTTGGGCAGATGGAAGCAGATCAGTTAATAGCGACAGTTGAAGCGTTAGAAGCAGAGATTAAGAAACGGAGAACTAAAAAATGAGCGAAAGTTTGAACGCCGAACTGCAACATTGGCAAGCACGAACAGATGATTTACAAGTTGCGCTTGACCATATGCGAGAAGATCGTGATTCGTTGAAGGCTGAAAAAGAAACATTAAGCGAGGCTTACGCTAAAGCGGTGCAAGAGTTGGCGATGTATAAGCAGATGGTTGATCGTATGCGAATCGCTATGTCTCAAGGCGCAGAACTATAAAAACTAATGCCATTGCTGACACAAAACAGCGAACTAAAACCGCATCGCATACATAATTTTGCTATCCCTGCTTGGTATGTGCGACTAGATGGCGAGATCTTTAAGACTTGCCCTAACGCTGGGGCTTGCGCCCAAGTTTGTTACGCCCGAAACGGCACATACCTGTTCTCAAATGTTTTAGCAGCACACACTAAAAACTTGCGTTTAACCCTTGATCAACCGATCTTGTTTAGAGCGATGATTAACAAAGAGTTAAGCCATAAACGGTTTAAGCCAACTTTGCAAGCAAGACAAATGCCCGAAGGCGTAGAACTGACCGATGATCGCTGGCTTACGGCTTGGATACGCAACGGTGGAGCAGCAGTTCGGATACACGACTCAGGCGACTTTTACTCTGAACAATATTTGTATCTTTGGTTTGCTATCGCAGCGGATAACCCTCAAGTGCTGTTCTACGCCTACACAAAAGAAGTAGCGATGCTTAAACAACACGGCAACGAAGCACCAATCAATTTCAGGTGGCTTTACTCAACAGGCGGACTTCAAGACGATCTAATCACACCAGATGATCGCAGAGCAGATGTATTCCCTAATGAACAAGCCATAACTGACGCTGGATACACAAGCCAAGACGCAACAGACTTATTGGCAATCTTGCTCAAAACCAACCTTGTCGGGATACCAGCAAACAACATCAAACACTTCAACAAAAAGATCGCTGGAAGGAGATTTAGCGAACTATGAAAATTAGATGCCTGAACTGCAAACACACTTTTGAGCCAGAGCCGAGAAGAACAGTCGGCTGTCTATGCGATAGTGACGCACCAACTTGGATTGGTGTAGCCTCTGACGGCAAGTTAATCACGATGAGTTACGCCAACTATGACATAGAAGAAGATTAGAGATGGAACAACGCAAAATAGAACACACAATCGTAGATATAGATTCGGTTCAAGCCCACCCTAAAAATGTGCGTGAAGGTGATGTTGGTGCGATTTCTGAATCGCTTAAAGCACACGGACAGTATCGCCCAATTGTGGTAGATAAACGCACCAACCATATTCTTGCAGGCAATCACACTTGGAAAGCAGCAAAGGCTCTTGGCTGGACACAAATCAACGCAGGTTTCATAGAAACACAAAACGAAGATGAAGCATTACGCATACTGTTGGCAGACAACAGAACAACAGATCTCGCTTCATACGATGACATAGAACTAGCCAATCTATTAAAAGAATTAGCAGAAACAGACGAAGGTTTAATTGGAACAGCCTACGATGGCGATGATCTAGACAATCTATTAAAAGACTTGGCTCTAGATGACGAAAGCGGAGATGTAAACCCACAATTAGGCAACATTCAATACGGTGTTGTTGTTGATGTTGCAGATTCGCAAGAACAAACAAAACTACTTGAAAAACTCAAAGACGAAGGCTACCACGCAAGACCAGTAAATCTATAAAGGAGAATAAATGACACAAATAAACATCACAGTAAAAACACCGATCAGTCAATCAACAAGAGCCAAACAAGTCTCAAGTATGTTTGATGTGCCAGAACAAACAGAACACAGTCTGAACTGGCAAATTGATGCACCACTAGAACAACAAAAATGGAACATAGGGCTTATAGTCGGCGCATCAGGAAGCGGAAAATCAACCGTTCTCAAACATCAATTCGGTGAACCAAACAATCTAATCTGGGATAAACAATCAGTCATTGACGACTTTGATTCATCGTTCACAGCAGAACAAATCTCATCATCTTGTTCAGCCGTAGGCTTCAACACGATCCCGTCTTGGTTACGACCATACAACATACTTTCAACAGGCGAAAAATTCAGAGTCAATCTTGCAAGACAGATCTTAGAAACCCCAAAAGACAAAACAATAATTGTTGATGAATTTACATCAGTAGTTGATCGTCAAGTAGCCAAGATCGGTGCAACAGCAGTATCCAAATGGATACGAAAAGAAAACAAGCAATTCGTAGCAGCAAGTTGTCACTACGACATAGTGGACTGGTTACAACCCGATTGGGTAATAGATATGAACACTCATCAGTTCGTTTGGAGGTCGGTTCAACCCCGACCCAAACTTAACATTGAGATCAAATCTGTTCACTACTCGGTCTGGCAACTATTCGCTCCATTTCACTATCTAACAAAAGAACTAAACAAAGCAGCCAGATGCTACGCAATCTTCATAAATGAACAACCAACAGCGTTCGCAGGACTACTACACAGACCACACGCAGTAGCCAAAAACATTGTTGGAGTTAGCAGACTCGTAACACTGCCCGACTGGCAAGGGCTTGGTTTAGCGTTCGTATTAGCAGACACATTAGGCGCAGCACACAAAACAGTAGGCAAACGACTACGAACATATCCAGCGCACCCTGCACTCATCAGAGGCTTTGATAGATCAGCACAATGGAAACTAGACCGCAAACCACAATACTCAAAACCAGTAGTAGGCAAAAACTCAACAGTAGGAAAAGAATGGCGACAAGGCACAAGACCTTGCGCAATCTTTGAATACGCAGGCGCACCAATGCAAGACAAAAGACAAGCAGAACAACTACTTAACTCACACAAGTTCTAATGCCAATTCAACGCCCGTGTCTCAACTGCCGAAGCCTCACAACTAACGCCACACGATGCACAAGATGCCAAACACTTTGGAACAGGCAACACCCAAAACCAGACAGACCGCACTACAAAGGCGACTACAAGAAACGAGCCAAACAAATCAGAGACACCGCTATCGCCTGCTGGATATGCGGAGAAGGCAAAAGACCTAACGACCCATTCACAGCAGACCACCTACTACCTAGCGACCCAAACTCACCTCTTGCAGCAGCACACAGATCTTGTAATTCACGCAGGCAAAACAAACCCGTCACATCAAATTGAATATATATATATGCGATTTTTTCTATACAGTTATAGGGGATAC